AAGGATCCGCACAATCGCGAAGTGCGAGAGGTTGTTTCGGCAAAAGAATTGTGGCAACGTATTTTGGAAATGCGTATGCATACGGGTGAACCCTATCTGCACTTTATCGATACTAGCAATCGTGAGATGCCTGAGTTTCAAAAGAAAAAAGGTTTAAGCATCAAACAATCCAACCTTTGCTCTGAAATCATTCTTCCGACCGATAAACATCGAACTGCAGTTTGTTGTCTTTCCTCTGTCAATCTGGAATACTACGACGATTGGAAAGACGAAAAACTTTTCTTACGTGACATTGCAGAAATGCTTGATAATGTGTTACAATATTTTATTGACAATGCTCCAGATAAAGTTTCTAGGGCAAGGTATTCTGCAAAAATGGAAAGGTCAATTGGTGTAGGTGCTCTAGGATTTCATGCATATCTGCAAAAGAAAAACTTACCTTGGGAATCACCTCTCGCCGTAGGGACCAATCGTCGAATGTTTAGTCATATACAAAAAGGTCTACACGCTGCAAATCTAGAATTAGGTACAGAACGTGGCGAAGCTCCTGATGCTGAAGGAACCGGACGTAGATTCTCTCATACGATGGCTATCGCTCCTAACGCTAGCTCTAGTATTATTATGGGTAACACAAGCCCTTCCATCGAGCCTTATCGTGCTAACGCTTATCGTCAAGATACCTTATCAGGTGCTCATCTTAATAAGAATAAGTTCTTGGACAACATCATCAAGGAGAAATGTGATGCAGACAAACGGTTGGATTATCAAGAAATCTGGTCAAGCATTATTGCAAACGATGGATCAGTACAGCACCTTGACATTCTATCTGACTGGGAAAAGGACGTATTCAAAACGGCTATGGAGATTGACCAGCGATGGATTGTGGAGCACGCAAGTCACCGACAGGGTTACATTGACCAGGCGCAATCCCTTAACCTCTTTTTCCGTCCCGATGTGAGTGTGAAGTATCTCCATGCAGTGCACTTCCAAGCATGGAAACAAGGATTGAAAACGCTATATTATTGCCGATCTGAAAAGATTGCACGAGCAGACAAAGTATCAAACAAAATCGAAAGACAAGTCATTCAAGAAATCGATCTCAAAGCCCTTGCAAAGGGCGAAGAGTGTCTAGCATGCGAAGGGTAACATATGGCTTTACTTGTAGCGAATCTTCCCCCCGTTCATTGTTTTATTCGAAAAGAGTTCCTATACGATTTTGAAAAGGGGTTTGGAGAATACGAACCTTGCATTTGGGTTTCAATTAAATCTATTCGAGGTCAAGCGTTTCGTATTGAGTCCTACCTTCCAAATTATGGTGCCTTATATGATAAACTTCCCTTGAACGCTTATGTTTCAAGGGACTATGATTTAGAGGACACGCAGTTTTTGAACTTGGACGTTTTACAAATTTGGGACTGTTTTAGTCATGAAATCACAGTAATTAAAAAATCTTTCCTGGGAAATTTAAGTGCAAAGTTTTATGGGAAAGATAAAAACTGGTATCAAGGTTCGTATATGTTTACTGTTGACAACGCTTTTACTGATACCAACACTTTAGATACAACATACGCTGAGTGGCCTGAAGATCATAAATCTTTCAATTTCATTCAACTTGATAATGGGCAGTATGCAGCACAACCCAACAATCGAACTATCTTCATGGATGCAGCATCTAATCCGAAGGAGTTGATGTTTCCTGATTTTAAAGTTTGCACAAAAGTTTATCGAGTCGAAACGAATCCTAAGTGGGCCTTAGGAGATACACAAACAGTAATGTACGAGGAATAAATGGGACCAAGAAAAAAATTAAAATTAACCGACGAACGTTCTAACTTCAAACCTTTCAATTATCCATGGGCGTATGAGGCGTGGTTGAAACATGAGCAGGCACATTGGTTGCATACTGAGGTGCCCATGTTAGAAGATGTAAAGGATTGGAAAAGCAAACTGACACAAAATGAAAAGAACTTTTTGACCAACATCTTTCGTTTCTTCACGCAAGGTGATGTTGATGTCGCAGGTGGTTATGTAAAGAATTATCTACCCTACTTCCCACAACCTGAAATTCGCATGATGCTGTCCGGGTTCGCAGCGCGCGAAGCATTGCACGTTGCCGCATACAGTCACTTGATTGAAACATTAGGTATGCCCGAATCAACTTACAATGAGTTTCTTGAATATCAAGAGATGCGCGATAAGCATGAATACTTTTTGTCAATCGCCGGTCAAGATCAACAAACGATTGCCCAGCAGATCGCGGCGTTTAGTGCCTTTACAGAAGGTATGCAATTGTTCTCGAGCTTTATCATGTTGCTCAACTTCCCGCGACACGGAAAGATGAAAGGCATGGGTCAAATTGTGACTTGGTCAATTGTTGATGAAACAATGCACGCTGAGTCAATGATTAAGTTGTTTCGCACCTTTATCGAAGAAAATCGAGAGATTTGGAAAGATGAACTCAAAGGACAAATTTATACAATTGCTGGAAAGATGGTCGACCTCGAGGATAAGTTTATTGATCTATCATTCCGCATGGGCGATATGCCTGGTCTATCTGCTGATGACGTTAAACAGTATATTCGTTATATTGCTGATCGTCGCCTTATCAGTATGGGCCTCAAGGGCATAATGAAAGTCAAGAAGAATCCTTTGCCTTGGGTTGAGGAAATGATTAACGCACCGACACACACTAACTTTTTTGAAAACAAAGCCACCGACTACGCCAAGGGTGCATTGAGCGGAAATTGGGATGAGGTATGGGGGAAAGCAGCGTGAGATATACACTAGAGCCTATTTGGAAAAAGTCTGTAACCGAAGTCGAAAACTGGTTTCATCCAGAAAAGAAGTTATGGTTTGAACGGGAGATTGGTTGGCGATGGGGTAGTGCATCATTTGAATCAGCAGAGTTTCCAGATATTGATTTGAAAAATGAGCATTGCATCAATATCCTCGAGGACCTGGATGATTCAAATCCTGACCTTGAAATGGATGATGGGTGTTGGACGTCTTTTAACTTTTGTGATTCTTTGAACGAAGAACAACAAGAAGAAATCGAGCAAAAAGAATTTAATGAATTGGAAGAAGAGGGTTGGGAGCTGCGTTACATCGATACATATTTCTCGGGACCTTTAAAATTAACTGATGAGAATGGTAATGAGTGGCGAGGAGATGATGAATCAAAAAATGATTGAAGCTCACATGCATGTGGCAGAGACTTATGCACAACTGTCACATGCGCGAAAGTTGAAAGTGGGGAGTATCGTTGTCAAAGACGACAGAATCATTAGCATTGGGTACAATGGCACTCCCGCGGGATGGGACAATAACTGTGAAGATGAAATTGAAATTAGAGAGACATATGTTATCGATATGGGAGGGATATCTCACCCCATAACTACAACACAATTGCATACTAAACCAGAAGTCATTCATGCAGAAGCAAATGCAATTGCAAAGTTAGCAAGATCGCCTGAGTCGGGACAAGGTTCTGTTATGTTTATCACTCATGCACCTTGTATGGAATGCGCTAAGATGATTTTTACATCGGGCATTAAGAAAGTGTTCTTTCGTAATTATTATCGCAGCGGTGAAGGTTTAGAATTTTTAAAAAAATGTAATATTTCAGTGGAGAAAGTATGAGAATAGGATTTACTTGTTCGACCTTTGATTTATTTCATGCAGGTCATGTAGTCATGTTAGAAGAAGCCAAAAGGCAATGTGATTATCTAATTGTGGGTATTCAAACTGACCCCACTATTGATCGTTCTTACAAAAACAAACCTGTGCAAAGTATTGTCGAAAGACAAATACAAGTTAAAGCATGTAAATATGTTGATGAGGTATTAATTTATTCAAGTGAGAAGGAACTTGAAGATCTTCTAAAAACCCTTCCCATTGAAATCCGTGTGATGGGTGTTGAGTACATGGATAAAGAATTTACTGGGAAGCAAATTTGCCAGGAAAGAGGCATAAAAATCTACTACAATGCTCGCGACCATTCATTCAGCAGCTCTGATTTAAGACAGCGAGTGTATGAAGCAGAAAAACAAAAAAGGGAACCTCTTCTATGCCAACAAAAAGTTTTACCTGTTTCGAATGTGATGCCATCTTCAAAGTAAAGCATGATCTAGATAATTATTATGAAGTGATGTTTTGTCCGTTTTGTGGTGCTGGAATAGATGATGAAAAGGATGAGGATGACGATGATACATATTGATTTAGACTATCAATATGTGGCTATATCAAAACAAAGAATTCGATGAACCTATTGAAAAGTATGTTGGGTTTGTTTATTTGATTACTTGTATTCCTACAGGTCGCAAATACATCGGAAAGAAATTGTTTTGGTCATCCCGCACCAAGCAGGTCAAAGGAAAGAAGAAACGATTTAAAGTCGAATCGGATTGGAAAACCTATTGGTCCTCATCAGATGAATTGAAAGGTGACGTTCAAAAGCTGGGCGAAGAAAATTTCACTCGAGAAATTATTCACCTGTGCTTTGGAAAGGGAGAGCTTTCCTATCTTGAACTACGTGAACAGATCGACAACCGCGCCCTTGAGCGTCCTGCTGATTGGTATAATAACCTCATCCACTGCAGAATCCACGGTTCTCACCTAAAAACCCTTCGAAAATAGTGTTGTTTTTTTGCAACATGTTGTTTTTTAACAACAAAATTTCAGTTGACATTGGCGCCCATTTTTGCTAAAATGATCGTATAGTAAATGAACAGGAACACTAGCATGGACCCAATCGAACAAGCAGTTGCTCCTCTGAAAGACGCTGCGGTTGATCGTGCTCGCACAGAAGCGACCAAACTGATTGAGCGTCTGCTTAAGAAACTGGCAGAAAATGGTTGGGATTTGAACCTTGTTGCCCCCGTTCCTCGAAGCTCTCTGTCCCGTCAAGATTACATCCGTGCCAGGTCTACTCGGGATCTTTATCAGAGTATCACGACCCACACGCAAACTTCCCGGCGCCCC